TTTCGTATGTGATGCAAGTGGGAGGGTTGATACGGTTACCACAAGCGCAAATTAGTAGGCCATGTGGTGTATCTCGATTTGTCGGTTCACCTGACGTGAGTAAAGAATCAAATTCTGGACAGAAATGCCACCCAAGGGCAAGTTCTGCTGGGGTTAAAGGCGAGTCGTGTTCTTCGATTTGTATTCGTCGTTGTGGTGTCATGGTGATTCCTGTGTAGGGGGTGTGTGGAGTTGTGTATGTAAACAATACATATGCAATCCATACCTCAAAACCCCATCCCCTTTTGTGGGGGGCGGGCGTGTGACAGGTTGTAGAGGGCGTGCGTGCTACCGAGCGCGGCTGTGGGGGCTGTGGGGCTTGGGCTCGGCCACGAAAAAAGGCAGTTTGCAGTCCTGCCTTAGTTCGCACGCTAGTAGTTATTTGGTGTCTTTACGACGTGGAACTTCAAGTGAGTTGTCGTACGACTTGCCATCGTTCTTGTTAATGGAAACCCATTCAACGAGATCGAAATCAGCGAATTCAGTGACCTTCAAATCTGCCTTTGGCATCGTCTTGCGAACCACCTTGCAAAGCGCACCGTTGTCGGCATAGGTCATTGTTGTTTTAATACCGAGTACCTTGCCATCGAGGCTCCAACCCATGACTTCGTCCACGCATGTGAGTGCGCGCTTGGCAGGGGCAGCGATAGGGGCGGTATCTGTGAGAGGGATAATTGCATCAGACATGGTAGTAACCTTTCGAAAAAGTGTGTGTGCGGTCTGCCGTAACCGATTGGTTACTAGAAACAAAACGCATACACAACAAGAAGCCCCATTCCCCTTTGGTTATGGAGCAGTTGCCCTGCTTGAGTGCTATGTGTAGCGCAGGGGCTGTGGGCTGTGCTCACTCCGAATTTCCACGCGCTTCCGATGTCGCACTCACTGGCTGTGCGGCTCGGTGCGAAGCACCCTAGACCGAAGGTCGTATAAGGTAAGAAAGGAGGAATGCGTCTGATAATTTTTTTTATGGTTCCGACCACTCCGACCACACCCAGAAACAACCAGCGACCTATACCCCCTATATTACTATCTACTTTATACTCTAGAGGTGGTCAGTGTGGTCACCCCCCTCCAAACGTGGGAAATCATGCTAAAAAATCCGACCACGTGTGTGGTCAGGACGTGGTCGGGACGTGGTCATAACACACAAATGGACCCTAACACCAGCCTAAAACCACGCCCCATAACCACCCCTAAACCTCTCCAAAACTCTGGACCGATAATCCCTTAATTCCCCTAATTCGCTCGTCCCCAAGCCTTGCCCTACTCAATTTCCACACCCCCTCCTCCACCAACCTGTGCACTAACTGCGCCTGACTCACGTCATCCCTGTACCCCACCCTCAATTTCCACACTTTCCACAGGCCCCAAACATTAACCGTACTAACAAACCCCTCCTCCTTCTCCTCGAAGTGCGCTTCCAAAAAGTCATGCACAGGATTGTTCAAACTCTGGAACCTGCCCAACACATCCTCAGCTAACGTGGGCACCGGCCACAACTTCCCACTATCCTCCTCATCTAACAACTCTTTAGCCCCCACTAGCGCCCAAACCGCAATTCCCTGCAACTCATTCGCCAACTTCTCACCCAAATCCAGATCTTCCTTACCCAAAAAGCTATTAGCAAAGGGTAACACCAGCATCTTGCTAGCCAAACCCTGTCCCCTATTACTTAACCTAGGAATCTCGTTACTTTGCACCACTAAAAACCCAGGCAACACAACATCCCGCAACGGCTCCATGTATTTCCTGTCAATCGTCACAGGATCCCCACCAACCACGCACTTTAAGTTGGCACTTGCCAATTCCCCCTCTTTACTGTTCAATGCCCCGAACTCGCTGACACTTAACACCCGCGCGCCCTCAGCACCCCACAATCCAAACTGACTACTCATCTGTGCCATGCTTACTCCCCGATATCCGTCACCAATCAGCCCCTTCATCACATTCATGATGGTGCCCTTGCCACCTCGCACACGTCCTTGCATCAACATCCAACGTTGCCACTTACGCCCAGGCATTAACATGGCCCCCATTGTTCGCCTTAGTAAACTCACCCACTTCGGGTCACCGTTGCTCCACTGCCTAACACACTCTTCCCAAACAGGGCATTTTGCCATAGGATCCCACTGACACCCAATAACGCATGGTTCAAACAACAATTCATCCCGCACACTTGTTTCGCCCGTCTTCACATCTACAATCACGTCATCAAACGCAACACAACGCCCCAAGACTGGCCCATCCCCAGTACCCAACCAAGCAGGACTCACAGTATGCTTCATTCTGATCAAGGCCCTCAACGCACAGTTTACATTTTGTATAGTCTGCACCGTGGGCCCCAATCGCCTTACAATAACACCAGCCTGAGTAGGAGTGCTTACATGTGCGTCCTCCATGCTCAACCACAATGCTTCCTCCAACCACTTGTCGTCCCTTCGGACCCAGCTTCCACCGTACCACTCCCATGGCTCCCCCCTCCACTCCCATAAACCAATCCGCCCTTGCGGGGTTGTCCACCTTGCCCTTATAATCGCCCTTGCAATGTGCATCGGTTCCGCACTTGCCAACGGATTTCTCTGTGTTAAAGCCTTCATATCTACCACACCTTTCTAAAAAGATTTTATAATGCCAGAACTTATACAAACAAACAGCGACGTTTTAGACACACTTGCAAAGATGAATGAACCTAAAGGTGGAGGTGGGGGATCACTAGCAAATAACACTAATAAAAGCGAAGATTGCAGTGTCCTTCCCGAAGGTAGTGCAGAACGCATGGCTTGTCAAGAAGCACAAGCATTAAAAGCAAAAAATAAAATGGAAGCAGAAAAAGCAAAAACTTCTGTACCACAACGACCACTTCCTTCACCACAACCATCAGCAACTCCACCTGCAACTCCTCCTTCAACCCCACCTGCAACTCTTGCACCAGCTCCTCCTGCTCCCCAAACACAAACTCCAAACACCCCAGGAATTAATACAGCTGCAGCAAATGCGCCAGGCGCAGTAACTGTGCATTCAAACCCAGCAGCATCTGGAGGATCTGTAACTCCAGCAAATGCAGGTGGAAGCACTGGACAAGTATCTACGCCACCACAATCTGGAGCAGCAGCTACACCCGCTGCCCACCCCACACCAACTTCTTCAGCAGCAAAACCCCCAGCACCTGCTGCATCAAGTGGTTTAACTGTTGATCAAGTAAATCAATTAAAAAAACGATACGAAGATGCTTTGCAAATGCCAATATCAGCAGATCCTCAAATGGCCCAACAACAACGAGGGTACATAGAAAGTCTAAAGAAAGAACTTAGTCGAGCAATGGAAGGACCCATGGGACACAGCATGGCATCAGGCGCTGTTACTTTACAAAAACAACAACAAGCACGCGGTGCAGCAATGAGTGAGTCACAAGGTGCTGAACGTGCTCTTCGTAGGTCAAAAGCTGACGCTGAAGCAGCTGGAGTAATTGAAGATGCTAAAGAATATTTAACAGAACAAAATGGAAAAGCGCCAGATGAAACAACGTTAAATACATTTTTACGCTCTAAAGGTTATCGAGCAGACGGACACAAGCCTAATGAAAATCGTTTTGACAATCAAGACAAAGCAAAACAATATTATGAAAAACACCCCGGAGCTGATAAACCTGTAGCACCCGCAGCTCCACCGGCCGCGCCAGCAAATCCAAATGAAAAAATTGACGGAACAAAGTCACAACTAAAGCAAATGTTTGACGCGGGTTTTATTGATGAAGCCGCTTTTCGCAGGGGTATGAGTGACCCATATGGGCACGGAAATACCATTCAAGCAATCTACGATCAGTACGTACAAAAATTTAAACCACAAGACCCCAATCAACCATTTCCTGAAAATAGCGCATAACGCATGGCCCCCAATCTGATGTACATATCCTTCGGTGGGGGGATGCGCCTTGTCGGCGAGGATTACATTCTTCGCGAGCTTACACCATTAGGATTTAACAAGCGAAGTTTACGCAAGCTCTTTAGACAACTCTCTATCCCCATGCTCAAGGGCGCCAAAGACACAGTCATTGTAGACCTCATCTCTTTTATGATTGCCATGCGTACCATTACACGCCCTGGCGCACCCGACTTCTCCCTGCCTGGATCCTTATACAGACCTGGAACTAGAAACAAACTCCCCCCACAAGAGATGATTGACCACCTAAAGCAATCAGTGGATCTTATGGAACAAGGTCGGAAGATGTTTGGCATAGTCAAACCTGGCACGTTAAGATCTGCTGCAGGCGAAGTAGTCGCCCGACTTAAAGACACCCAAGCACGGATCAAACAATAATGGCTACTAAAAAACCTATAATTGTATCAAGTGGAGCAAGACTGCTATACGATGAAATAGCAAGTCTCCTATCTAAAGTAGGCTTATCTATTTCCCACGACACTAGTTGGTCTAAAGGCGCCAGCCCTACTCAAGTTCCAAACTACTCTACTTCTAATACTGACGTTGGAGAATATAGAGATTTAAAGTCAAACGTTAGAAGCAGCGCACGAACTCAAGTCCTATCTAAATTACTTAGAGCCGCAGCTGAATCTGGCGTTCTGCCGGAAAAGTTTTTAGGCAAACGAAAAAACTATCCATACGAGTTAGCTAACCAGTTAGATCGTTTTAAAACGGCAGCAGACGTAACTCGAAAAGGTGAACGAGCAACTAAAACTCTTTTAGAAACTGCTGGAGAAGAAGCAGTATTACCTAGAGAAGCTGAAAAAATTAACTTAACAGGAGTTACTGGAAATCCCTTGTTTGTTAAGTTGCCAGGCATTGGGCCTACAGATGTCACTGGAACTAACAAACCAGCATCAAGACATATGCCTCTTATGTTGTCTGAATCTGATTTAGCAGAAATTGTGCAACGGATTGAAGCTAAGCCAAGAAACGAAACAGGATATTTTTTACCTAAAAAAGGAATGTCCCCAATTGCACCTATTTCAAATGCAAGTCAAGCACTGTCTGTTGCAACTTTAAAGAAACTTATTAAACAAGCTGCGGGAGAAACAGGAACTCGTGGTGCAAAGATTGTAGAAAGCATAGGAGAAGTTGGAACACCAACATCTCGTAAGCCAGAAGAAACTACATACACCGCAACCTATAGAGTGCGAGATGGAAAGCTAGAAGAAAATCCTCTTGTTCCTAAGAAAGATGTAAAAAACAAATTAATTAAGGGAGAAGAACCAGTTCAAATTAGAAGTGTTTCTGGCTCTGCGCCTATTCGCACAGTAGAAGACGAAGCTGCAGTTTCTCAAGCTAACGTTTCAAAAGTTGGTAGGGAATATGTAGATCCAAAAACAGGCAAAAAAACTCCTTACACGGAACGTGCTCGCGTAGGCACAAAGTTTGCTTCTGAAGATCCAGCAGAACGAGCAGCTGCTTTAGCTCAATTTAAAGCTAAAGCTCAAGATATTTTTAGAGAGGCTAAATTAGATTTTCAAGACGCTGGACTTAGATCTAAAGCTAAATTTGGCGCTCGCCCTGTTATAGACAAACCACGGGAACTAGACACAACCCCTATTAAAGAATTTAATTTTGATTTGCCAAATACGGTGTCAAAGATTCAAGACAAAGACTCTGGGCAGTTCTTATTTAAAAGCCGCTACACAAACAAACCCGCGACAAGCAGTGACCTTGTAACAGCTCTCGAAGAATTTATTCAAAAGCAAAATGGAATTATTGAAGACCCAAAGTCAACACCAATACAAATTAGAGCCGCTAAAAAAGAAATAGTGGCAGCAAATCCAACACTTCAAAAAATGTCAAAGGTTGACGAAACAATTAACGCCGCACAAGATCCCCAATACACAGACAAAGGTGACCATCCAACCAGCTACAACGAAGTAGCTGCCACGTCATCCACACCCCCTGTTCGCAGACAAGGAGATGCGGATCTTGTAGACGTAGAAACAGACATGGGGGGACAACAAGGCGCAAACGCGGCTTACAGAGAATCAATTCGAGAAGGCAAAACCAGAGCTGAGTTGCAAGGCGGAAAGACTAAAGCAGCAATTAAATCTCAAGAAGGAGATATTGTTAGCAGCCAAACTAAGATTGCTCCAGCTAGTCTTTCTTGGAAACGACAACTTGAAATTGACAACTTTAAAGCTAAAGCTGAAGCTGCGGGCATGTCTAAAGCACAAATTGATGACATGCTTTTAGAAATTGAATCTAAAATACCTTTGGCTCAAAAGCCTGTCTATAAAGATCCTGATCCAGAAAACAGTGGCCCACACGGAGTTTCTTTAATTGGCAAAGGTGTGCCGCAGAAAATTGATGGAAAAGAAATTCCTGGACCTGTCACTCGATTTATTGAAAAACGAGACAACATTCCTGAATCTGAAGGAGGTCCAGGTCGTCCAGCGTGGAAACAACAAAAAATGATTGGAGGCCGAGTTGGCGCCGCTAAAGGAACACGAGGACAATTAAAAGCTTTAGAAATTGCATCAGACGTCGCAGTCCGAGACCAACAAGTAAATAAATCTGTTGCCGACTGGGAAAAAAGCACAGGCAACAAGGCAACTCCTGCGCAAATTGACGCAGTAAGAAAAGGTATTTCTGAAAGAATGGTGGCACAATCCGCAGAAGCTGCTCAATCTGCAAAAAAAGGTGAGTACCCCCGTCTTGTTCACACAGTCACTAAGGGTGCAGGAATAAAAAAACCATTTGACGGTGACAAGGGCGCTCAAATGATCACTAGTAACTACGCAAAATCAGCGGAAGAACTAGGAATTTTAGATTCTGCCGAAAAAAACACGCAACTCAAGCTGCAAAGCCGCATTGATGCCGCCGCGCAGAAGCTTGTAAAGTCAGCCAAGAACGATCCTGAGAAAATGTTTAACGGTTTGAACGACATGATCGACAAACTGTCGGAACAATTGAATTTGTCTAAAGAAACCGTGATGCAAATTGCCCGACGCAATCAATCCATTGACACTTTTTACAAACAAGAGATGGGGGGACGCCTTGAAGTTGACATGTCTGGTCTTGCTTCATCAACTCCTAAAAGTCCTCCTAACATTTCTAAAGTTAGATCTGCAATTAACCAAGAAATTCAAAGAAGAAGCACTAACAATTTAGCTGGAGGCACAAAAGAAGATGCTTTTAGAGCTCTCCGTATGTTGGCTGACCTTACAAAGCAAAAAATAACGCCTCCTCTTACTGTTCAGCAAGTTGAAGACAGAGTTCTTGCACAAATGAAAAGAGGCACTGTTGGTCAGGTAGATCCAAAGGGTAAAATGATTCCTTCTTATCAAGGACCAGCAACCCCACCTGAAACTACTACAAGATTGCAGAGTGTTCGACTACATTCTGAACCTATTGGGGTTAGAACTAGTTATCCTAACTACAGAACCAGCCCTAAAACTTATGTTTCTGAAACCGTAGAGACTCCTAGCATTGGAAAAGCCAAAAAAATTACAGCTCGTGAAGTAAAAGAAAAAAGAAAACAAAGAGGTCGTTATCTTAAAGGGGGCATAGAGCGAGAAAATCCGCTACACTTTTATTCGTTAGGACAAAATGCCCCCGGCTCTGCCCCCATCTAATTCAGATCAAAACCCCCTTACGTCTTTTTTTCAAAGCGAAGCCGTGGGGGGCGCTCTGCATGCCAGCGGATTTGACATTCAGGAGGAAATGGAGACACTAGTCAGACATTTCCGCGACAATGACCCGCAAGTTTCTTTGAGGGCGCACGCCCGTTTACGGCATGTGCTAAATCAAGTAGCATTGGCATCAGGATTAATTCAAAGACAAACAGCAGAAGCAACCGACATACATGAAGGCCGTAAAATTAAAGTCTCGTTTGAGACAGCCCGACTAGTTTCTAAAGTACAGGAGAACACAGATGGCATTGTCAACCAAGATCGTCCCGAATTTGCAAGCACCTACTTCCCAGCCAACAATGATCCCACAGCCACCCGAAGATCCATTGTTGACAGCCACCCTAGCCCACCTAATAGCAATGGATTCAATGTCAATGGCTCGAGTAGCGGGTCAAACATTGTACGACCTAGCAATTCAAAACCCGATAGAAGTGATTGGGAGTCCGGAGATTCTCGGGATGACGTTGAGGACAACGTTGATTGATGACAACGGTCAAGTTTTTAAACAACATTACCCAATGATTCTACGATACATTTCACATTCGTTGGTGGGTCGCGATCCTCGTTTGTGCTGCACAGCAATTTGTAGAATGGTTACGGTGCAATTGTACGCATCTGGAAAGTTGTCTGATGGACCTAAAGCGAATACCGCTTCCCCCGCATAATCCACTTTACCCACTGCCCCCCGACTACGATTCTCTTACCGTAGAAGGTCAACGTCAGGCACGCATCAATGCTTGCCGTCAGTGGATTCTTCCATCGTCTGATTTAAAAGAACGGGCTGTTGATTTTATTTCTTCGATGCGATTCTTTGAGACTTACTACCTATGGCCAGACGCAGAAGCCGATTTCAATCCCCTATTCTTCGACGATGCTCCTGTCGGCACCCCACGGGGACATCTTGCAATCTACAAGGAGTGGGCGACGAGCCGCTCATCCATCGCAGTTGCACCCCGAGGGTACGCGAAGAGCTCTTGCATCAGGAAATCCATCCTCTTACAGATGTTGACTCGCCCGGCCTTCTCTTTTATCTACGCCACCAGCTCCCACGATAACGCCCAGCAAACTTCCCAGATTATTAAGTCACAATTTACGGACAACTCCCGTATCTTTGATGACTTTGCACCCGACTTCCCAGATGGCCGCATCACACCACGCCGTGGTGAGGCATCTTTTGGTCTTGAGATGATGTATCTTAAGAACGGATCCTGGCTCCGTGCACTTTCCGCCTCTAGCAAACAGCGCGGTGGCCGACCACGCTGCTACATTTTGGACGATCCCGAATATGACCCCAGAGCCTCCACCTCAATGGCAGTCCTCCGAGACTACGTTGAAAATCTCCTCTTCAAAATTGTTCTCCCCATGCTCACCCGACCAAACACCTCTGTTAGGTGGCTTGCAACCTTTGTTTCCCGCCGCCACTACGCCTGGCACGCCATGCAAACCGAGAAAACTATACAAGGAATTCGCGCACAAGACCCCCGCTTTGAATTCTGGTCACGCATGCTCCTCGACTCCGAGTACGAAAAAGCAGGAAAGCTCGTCTCCTGCTGGCCCGAGATGTGGCCCCTCACCCGATCCGACAAAGAGCTCGATCCCAACGGATCCAACCTCATCTCCCTAGAGGAAATCAAAGAACGCATCGGAAACTCCGTCTACCTTGCAGAATATCGTGGACGACCAGGTGAAAGCGGCGACAACTTTTTCCCGCCCTTGGAGCGAGAAAAGCACGCATGGTGGCTAGAAGACATCAACCCTGATTTTGACACTAGCCCCACCACCTCCGACACCCGCATTGTGTGGGGGGACAAAGACGGCACCAAGTCCATGCCCGTCAAAGACTTTCTTTTGAACGCTCACCTCTTCATGGCGGTGGACACCTCGTACACCAGCAACTCTGACTCTGACTACAAAACCGCAATGGTAATGGCTGTAAACAGCGACAACTGTTTGTTTGTGCTGGACATGTGGGCAGGTCAAACACCCGAAGACCAGCTAATTCGTAACGTATTTCGCATGGCAGACAAGTGGAAAGTGCCCTCTATCCACCCAGAAGTAGTGCGGGAATCCGTTAATTTGTACCAGCAATTAGAAACTATGGTGCGCCAACGCGCCACAGAAATGACAGGCACCAAGCACTTGCCCCGCATCATGCCACTGCGGGTGGGCATGGTAAAAAAAGAAGCAAAGATCTCCGGCTTGCTGTTTCGTTTTGAATTTGGTCTTATTAAATTGCCAATGTGGCGACGCATGGACCATCCGTGGCGCGAACTGTTTGATCAGATTGAGCAATTTAATCCTGAGGCCCGCGACGGTGGTTTGGCCCATGATGATCACATTGACACAATGGCTATGTCTGCCCTCATTTTAAAGTTTCGCATCCCTAAACGCCTCTCCTACGACGTGGGGGGACAAACCCCTATGGAAATGTTGAAGGCTGGACAATACACAAAAGATGGAGTTCCTGTTCTTGCTATGCTTGACTTTAACCAAGTTAGTGGTGAAGATATGCAAGAACTCCTAGCACCCCCAAAGGAAATAGAAGGCAATGAAAGCAGAGTCTGATACACAATATGTGACTATCCCTTATTTTCATTACGAGGCAATGGCTCGAGTTTATTATACTCGTATAAATGGGGACTTCCCCGTGAGTCAGCCGATAGCAAGTGAAGACCCATCTCCTAAGTTTATGGGAAACTTTTCAATTGAAGACGATGAAATCCCAGCAACTTGGAAACCCCAAGGCCTAGCACGAAAGCAACCAATTGGCACAGTACCAACAATCCCTACCGACAAGTCCTAAAGAACTCGCACGATTTCTCCGTATGCATACGGACAGGGAACGTCTTAAGTATTCGTATCGACGATCTATTTGGTTGTTGGCTTGGCATTATTTAAATGGCGCTAGACGGTTTGATGTGTTCGATACGACTACTGGACGCATGTCCCCCCACTACATGGACAAAGAGGGGAACATGGAGTTCCAGTCGCAAGATCTTTTATCAATGATTGATCGCACTGTTGCGCGAGTTGCATCAGTGGATCTAAGACCTAAGGTGATTCGACAGGGAACTAGTTTGAGCATGATCAGGGAACGATCAAGCGCTCAAATTATTATCGATAGCCTTATCTCGGATCACCAGTTGTCGCAAATCACCTCCGACTTTGCGCACATCTTTGTGACTCTGGGCTGCTGTGGGATCACGGGTCATCTTGTGGATGTTCCGACCATTGGTTTGAGTGCCGACCTTGAGGTAGTGCACCCTCGCGAGTTGTATCCTTTCCCCAGCATGCAGCAAGACCATACAAAGTTGTCAGGAATTATCCGACAACGTGTGGTGCCAATTGATTTGGTTGAGAAAAAGTTTGGCAAGAAGCTTGGCGACAAGAAAGAAACTTGCGAGTGGTGGGCTGTTGACTACGGAAACACTGTGGTAGACGTAGGACTTGATGAGCCAGGCGATGCAGTTCGCAATCCGTTTAATAATACAGGAGTTACTGCAGGAACCGCTGGTCCTGTGACAGGAGCTTCGTGGACTGAGGTCATTCGTATTCGTGAATTGTGGCTGGATGGCCCTCGCGGCACGTGTTCACGCTATGTTGTAACCAGCGGCGATGAAGTTTTGTATGACGAAGAGTACACGGACGTTGCAATGTTCTGTCCTATTGGCTTTGCACGCTTTTGTGATACGGGAACCTTCTATGGAGCTGGTCTTTTTGATTTGTTATTTGGTATTTCCCGTGAAGCAGAGCGCATGATGAAGAGTTTGTTTAACAACATTCGAGATATGGATCGCTATGGGGTGATGGTGTTGCCCCAAGGGTCTATGAATGAGCGCACTTTGTTAAAAGAAGTAGGCAAAGGACTGCGTGTAATGAGCTATACACCTGATCCACTGAACGAAAACTTCAAGCCGTTTGTGATTCAGCCTTGGAATGCGGGTGATGCCCCTGGTAAAGTGGCACAATTTGCCCGAGATGTGATGCAACAGATCTCTCCTGTGCAAGATTTGATACAGGAGAAGGGTCGAGTTGACTCTGCGACGGGGTTGCAGTTCTTGGATGAGCAGATTACTAGGGCTATGACCAACCCATCTATGGGTATTCAGAGGGCTTTTGGCAATATGTATCGATCTTTAAGTGCGTCGGCTGTAGCTGAGATCGTAAAGTTTCCACGAACCATACCAATTACTAATGTAACTTTGGATTTAGCGGGTGCCGTAATTGATATTGAGAAGTCCACGGTGTCTTTTGAGAAGAATCCTATTCCAGATATTGGGCATTTGAACTTTACGGTAAAGCAAATCAATCCAAGGTCTGAGGTAGCGCGCAAAGAAGAAGCTATGGGCTTGCTAAAGGCGGGGTTGACGGATCCTATTGCGTTTAAAATCTTTGCGTTAAAGGAAGGTTTGGACTTTGCAATGTGGATGGACGAAGAAAAGGGCGCATTTGAAACTATTGTGTTGCATATTTTGCAACTTTATGGCAATGGGCAGGATCCTGGTCAAGTTATTTTAACTCAACATATGCTTCGACCCGATGTACAGATGCGAGTTTTGGGTGGATTTATGACAAGTCCTATTCTTGCGGTAGCAAGTGCTGAAGTGAAGGATGAGTTTAGAAAGTTTAGGGATGCAATGTTGCAGTTCATGGGTCAAACCTTGCCGCAACAAGTCCCAACTCCAGAAGAGGCCGCTGCGATGGGCATGCAGCAACCTCAACCTGGTCAACAACAACAAATGCCCCCACAAGGAATGATGCCAAATGGTTGACGATGAGACGCCAGAAAATAGCGAAGCAGAAGCAGTAGAAACCCCGCCTGAAAATCTTAATTCCACGATACGCGTGGGGGGCGAAGACGTTCCCGTGTCTGAACTTGTTAAAGCAAGGGAGGACTTAGAGTTTATGCGTAACGATTACAGCAAACTCGTGCAATTTCGCGACGCAACTTCTAAAGTCATGCGGCAAGATGTAGATCCAGAAGTTAAAGAGCAGGCAGCACGAGAAGTTTTAATTGGAATGGGATACAAAGGAAATCAGGTAGAAGAATATGTGTCTGAGTGGATGCAATCACAACAACAAGAACAACAAGGAAATCAAGGTATGAGTGCTGAAAATAATGCAAAAGACAGTAGTGCAGAACAAGTAGCAAACGCCATTATGCAGGCGCAAAATCAAGCGGAACAAACCTCGCAAGAGATGAACCGCATGAAGGCTGAGCAACTAAACAGCCGTATGAATGCGCAAATCATGATGGGACTTGATTACAACAAAGAAGCAATTACAATGTTAAACAAGCTTGAAGAGATCAACGGAAAAGAAGCATCCTTTGCGGCTAAGACAGCGTTTGAGCGAGATATTCGAGAGCAATCTTTGAATAATCTCCGAGCACGTCGAAGCGCAGCAGGAACTTTTGAAGAAGCGTGGGTTTCAGAAGAGACAGCAAAAGCCACTGACCAGGTTCTTGCGAAATACCGCTCGGTAATCGGTGACCCGAACAAATTGGGTCGGGCACCGGAAACAGATAGCAGTGTGAATGCAATTTTTAGTCGTCCCGCAGTCCAGGCTCCACGTTGGAAATCTGGAATGAGACCAGGCGATGCCGAATCGGCTCTTGATGCATACAACAAAGATGCATTAACTCGATTAGCTGCTGGTGAAGATGTTGGACGAGACCGAGTCTGAGTCACTAAACTTCTTTTAAAGGAAATTTAACTATGGCACTTAATCCTACAGGTGTTTACGCACCAACTAATTCTCTTTTTGATCGCCACTATGGCCAGATTGAGGAAATTATCAACAAAAACGTTGATACAATTCTTCCAACTCTTGATCCTTGTTGGCGCGACACAATCGTATCAAGCCAAGGTGTAGGCCCAGCCTCATCTATTGGTCGTGATATGAAGATCTTGAAGCTTTATCGCGGCGGTTTGACTGGCGTGATTGAACAAGGTGCTCAGTATGGAAATTCAGGTGGCGATTTTACACTATACGGTGGTCAAACCACTGCTATTGGTGCAAAGCAATATCTGCAAAGTAATACAAACATCTGGCCAAGTGCTTTGGAAGGTCCAGCTATTAATAGCTACCGTCTGGGTATTGGTATGCGTTCAATGCTCACCAATTTGGCTGTAACCATGGGCGAAATGCAAGCTGAGGCAACTCCTGCTTTCATTGGCGACGTGATTGCCCCTAAGTTAAAGGGCTTTGCACAAAATCTTTCACACACGTTGTGCAACTACTGGTACACAAGTCAAAACACGGGTTACCGTTTGTGCACTATTGGTACTACACCAACAGTTGTTGGCACAGCAGCAGGTGCAGGTCCTTGGACTTGTACTTTCCAACCTGATAATTATGCAATTGATCGGTTCTATGTGGGCCAACGATTGGATATTTTGAATGGTACGGTTACTTCAACTATTGTTCAAAATCGTATGCGCGCTAACGGTACTGGCACTAACGGTGCAACTGCTCGTTTGCAAGTTTTTGTAAGTGCTGTTGACGAACTCAAGGGTTACGTAACCTTGGCTAGCAACACGTATAACTTTACAACAACCGCAACCGTTGGAGTTTCTGGTGGAGACAACACAGCATCTAAGGCTCCTGCCGTAGGTGATTGGATTGTTTACGCCAACAGTGGTTCTTTGTCTAACTCTACTGGTGCTCAAACCTTTACGGGTATTGCAGGCATCAACAGTTGGTTGAAGTTTGGTGATTCTTCAGGAACCACAAACTCCAGTGACAATTGTTTGTTGGGTGGTGAACGTGATGACAGCAATGCCATTAACGTAAATACCCATCCTGAGTTTAAGAGCTTTAATGTTACGAGCGTCGGCGCGCTTACGGAGCACAAGCTTCGTCAGTACGTTCGTCGTTTCCATGCAGCAAAGAACAAGTATGGACAAACAATGGATTGCCTAGTTGCAAGCGATGGTGTTTGGCTTGCTTACGAAGCGCAAAAGATTGGTCAATACACTCTTGAGCGAACAGGTAAGCTTTCAAATGTTAACCACGAAGGCTCTGATGAGGGCTTTAAGTTCACGTTTGAAGGTCGTACTTATAATGGTTACTCTTCAACCTACATTGAGGACGGCGTGGTTTACGGTCTCAAGAAGGGCGGAAACAATTGGAAGCGTTACGTGCCACCAGAACCTAAGGGCTTGCAAAAGTCCTCAGATGTGGACTCATTCATTCCGTTTAACTTTGTTGTTCCTGCCCTTACAGGCACGAGCAGTTCAAAGTGGCCAATCCTTAGCACTTCAGGTCAATTGACTGAAGCCATGCAGATGCCTGGCATGTTGCGAATGCAACTTGTTCCAGATCAGGCTGCTGGTATGAAGCTTGAAGGTTGCACAACGGATCGAGTTTGGGCTTCGTAATTTGAGCGGCCTCCTGTAAGGGGTTTCGCTACCCCTGGCGTCAATGGGAGGATGGACTTCGGTTCATCCTCCCTAGATGCAGGGCCACTTAGGAGCATAAATGACACGGATTGCAGCAATAAGCTGTACACATTCGCCATTTACTCCACCAGAAACCCACAAGTGGATTCTGGACACGCTTTCTGTCACCAAAGGCATAACACATTTTGTACATCTAGGGGACATCTTCGAGGCATCGGCTGCTTCTGTGCACCCCAACGAGTCCGAACACACCCTGCTAGATGAATATCGCCACGCATCGTCTCTGCTGGAATCTATTCGCAACGTGCTGCCCCACAAAACTCACAAGTGCGCCATCATGGGAAACCACGATGACAACTTAATATCGCAAGATCCTCGTCGAATTCCTAGGGCGCTTAGGGATGTGACAGATTTTTTGAGAACAGAGCCGTTTGCCAGCGAAGCCAAGAAGTGGCATTGGACACCGTACCGCAAAGACCGCAAAGGTTGTGTGGAAATAGGCCCCGTGGTGCTTACGCATGGCTTTGACACAGGTCAAAACTCGGACGAGCTAGAAGCCCTTCAGTTCTTTAACTTTACCGGGGGGGACGCACACCGTTTATTTGTGCGCGGACACACCCACCGCCCTGTGGTGCCTACGCAGTGCCGTAGAACTAAGAGTGTGCCGCTGCCTTTTTGGTACGCAAACGTTGGAACGTGTGGACCAACTCAGCCTAAGTGGATGAGTAGAAGGGACACCTCGCAATGGGGCGCTTCGATGATTATCATTGACCTGGTTCGAGATCCATCACACCGAAAACGAGGCGTTCAATGGGAAGCACAACTGATTCACATGGCAACGTAGTCTACAAAACCCGCATTCATGGAAGACTCTGGAGAATTAGGCTGATGCCATCAAAACAAATGGGACAAGATTGGGGTCGGTGCGACCATCCCCCCGGCCGACACCCAAAAATAGACCTCAAAAAATCTCTTAGCAAATTTAACCTGCTGGACACCACAATTCATGAAATTTTGCACGCGGTAAGACCAGAACTAGACGAGGAAACCGTGGACGTTACGGCAACAACAATTGCCAGGGCTCTTTACCGCATGGGCTGGGAGCGTACAATCTAACTATGAGCAAAGATTTCCAACTAAAAGCTAAACACAAAAACCCGTTGGGGGGACTTAACGAGCTTGGAAGAAGTGCTTACAATCGCGCAACTGGCGGACACTTACAACGCCCCCAGCCTGAGGGTGGATCTCGCAAAAAATCTTTTTGTGCTCGTATGGGAGGCATGAAAAAGAAACTTACTAGCGCTAAAACTGCAAACGATCCTAATTCTCGCATTAATAAATCCCTACGGGCATGGAAGTGTTAAATGATAAAAAATTACAAAATGAAAAAAGTGACTAGTCCTCTTACTAAGTTGTCAAACTTAAACAAACCCATGAAAATGAAACCTTATACTCTTGCAAGAAAGCCTCGGGGCTTTGGAAAGTACAAGTAAATTGTGCCTATTGTCAAAAGAAAAGTAATTCATAGAGATCCTCCTCTTGGTGCTTTTGGTCCAGGAGATCTTGGACCTGACATTCAAAAATATGCTACTTCTTTAGCTGACAAACAATATAGTGGACCTAGTGCTCCTGCAGTATCTGAACGAATAATGCAGCTTTTAAAAGGAAACACCACAGAAGAAGCTTATTTAACAGAAGAAAAATTAAAACTTCTTTTACAATCATCAGATTTTTATAAAAAAATAGGTTTAAACTTACCTAATAATTTTCAAAAATCAGGTCCTAGTTTACAAGAAGCACTTGTAGAGTTGTTTAAAGCAACTCACACAGGTCGTTGGGGGGACGCAACACCTAAAAGACTTCCTGCACGTCTTTTTACTTTACAAGATCCTTTTTTGCCTAAGGGTCAACGTACAGAAATCCCTTCAATAAAAATGAATGTAGGAAGAGGTGCTAAAGAATTTATGAATTTAACAGGAGCGGGTCCTTTAGATTTAGTAAAATATAGAAGCATGCCCATGATAGATATTGATACTCCTACTACTGGACGTCACAAAGAAGTTCATCCGGAATCAGGGATAACTGCTGGAAGTAAGGGAGAAGCTTTAGAAAAAGTTCAAAAAATTGCTAATATTTTAAAATCTAGACTTCGAACTTACATGACTCCTGGAGGAATTAGAGCTTTTGACATTTCTAAGGAAAGCACTGTTCAAGAATTTATACAAAGATTAGAAAAAACAGAAGAAGGACAAGCACTTTCTGCAATTTTAGACCCTCATTACATGAATATGGCTAAAAGAGTAAGGATGTACCGTCCAAAAGGAAGAGAACAAATAGGAATATCAACACACGGTCCCGCTCCTATATTTATAGATGATAGTGGATTTGCATCAAGAACAGGCCCTAAATTTAACCGTAATCCAAACGAAGATTACGTTGCAGCATTGTTAGGAGATGTGGTACCATCTAGTGGATCTGCTCCTGAAGCAAATGCAAACATGTTTGAACAACTTTTAAACACTCACGACACTAGAATTGCAGCAAATACCACTAATAATTCTTCAGAATCTAAAATGTTAGATTTAATAGAAGTTATTAAACAAGGAGTTCCTGCTAAATTACGAGAGCAAATTATGCGGAAATACAAACTATGAAAGAAGGACCTGATATTGAGATCGTATATGATCCTGTTGCGGAAGCATTTGGCGAAGGCTTGGAAATTCATGCATCGCGACATCGAGTTATGCCCGCTGGCGATTTCATACTTTGGGCTCGCCGTACTTATGATCGCTCTTCTTTATTTGAGTATCACCATTTAGAGACCGATGAAGTTGTGTTGTGTGACTGGCTTGTTCGTGGTAAAGTTGCTCAAGAATTGACCTCCTATCCAGGAGGTTGCAGGCCTACTCGTCAGTTTATGGACTCACGCGTAGTTCTTTGCCGAGAGTCGGCAGAGAGCATGAAACGAATGTTAAACAAAAGAGCCAAAGAAAGGCAGAGACTTAGAGATGAAACGACTTTACAACGCTTGGATCAAGCCCGTCATTATCGCCTTAAAGGGATGGATGAAGTGGCTAAAGGCTTACAGTCTGGTTCGACCGAGTATGTGGGTACGGAAGAAGGCGGCGAGTCTTTGGCAAAAAGTAAAGAAGATTTGGTTGCTCTTACACGCAACCGTATAATTACACACGGATAATAAAATGGGAATTCAACCACGAAACGCAACAACTGCTCAAGGCTATTTAAATAGTATTAGAGCTTTAGGAGCTACATCTCAAACAGCTAGAGCACCAGGAACAGCATTTGATGGTGGTTACGACCCTCAAGCTGCGCGGAGAAAAACTTTTGCAGAAACGTGGGGTTCTGGTCAAAGAGGAGCCCCTAATTACAATCCATACATGGATAAAACAAATCGAGATAACTACGCTCCAGACGGTGCATGGCGTGGATATGTTCAAGGTGTAGATAGTCTTGACCATAGAGCTAAGTTTGGTTTAGGTGGAACTGGTCCTGACCCAAAAGTTCTTGCAGATGACGCACGTCGTGCTGAACAAAGAAAAGAATGGAATGACATCCAGCGTAAATATGCTAGACCCCACAGCACCATGTCGCCGGGCGTTCGAATGCCCTCAGGAGGAATAAATCCTAACCAAACTCCTGGTATTTATGTTCCTGGACAAAAGCCCGCTCCTTCTCCTAGTGAGACACCTAGTGATAATTCTATTCCTACTCCTCCAACTACAAAACCAACTCAACCTGGTGGGCTGGGGGGCATGCCAGCAAGCACTCCTATTGGATCTCCTTATAGTATTGACACTTCTGGTAGCACTCCTGGAAATGAAGTTGTAAAAATTAGTGGTTCTTCAGGGCCTTCTGGAAATCCGCTAATGAACACTATGAAACCTAGGCAAAAACCAAAATTTGGAACATTGGGAGCCAACCGAGGTATGAACGGTATGGGTTTAGGCCCTAATAGTGAGGCTAAACCT